GGCTGACGGCGCTGGGGGATGCGCGTATCGCAAACCTCAACGCTACAGTGAGCAGCCGGTCCAGCCATTCGGCGGCCGATGTGAAAACGGCTTTAGAAGGCGACGGTTCGAAACTCGATGCCATCTACGACAAACTCCCCAGCGGCAACATCGGAGACGCGACCGCAGCCAACCAGAACGCTATCGCCGGGTACATCGACACCGAAGTAGGCGCAATTCTGGCGGCGGTGGACACGGAAGTGGGAGCGATCAAGAGCGAAACGGCCGCTATCCTCGAGGACACCGCTCAGATCGGCGCGGCCGGCGCGGGGCTGACGGCGCTGGGGGATGCGCGTATCGCAAACCTCAACGCTACAGTGAGCAGCCGGTCCAGCCATTCGGCGGCCGATGTGAAAACGGCTTTAGAAGCCGACGGTGCGAAGCTGGATCACCTCTGGGAGATGACGGAGGATGATGCGGGCCTGCGGCGGCTGACCACTAACGCCCTTGAGCAGGCGCCGACGGGCGGATCTGCTCCGACCGTGCAGCAAATCCGCGCGGAGATCGACAGCAACTCAACGCAGCTTGCGGCTATCGTGGAGGATACCGCCCAGATCGGGGCGGCCGGTGGCGGGCTGACGGCGCTGGGCGATACCCGGCTGGCGAAGCTGGACGCCACGGTGAGCAGCCGGCTGGCGACGGCGGGGTACACGGCTCCGCCCAGCGCGGTTACTATCGCGGCAACGGTGGGCGCTGGGCAGCCTGCTAGCGAATCCTACGCCGCCAAGGGCGCTCTGCCTACGCGGGATCAGGCCATCCTCGGCATCCTGCAACTTCTATCGGAACGGTCGATCGCCGATGTGACGATGACAGTCAAAAAACTCAATGGTTCAACCCCCGCCATGACTTTCACGCTTGACGATCCGACGACGCCAACCGCGATCACGAGGGCTACATGATCGGGGCGCTCATCACTCGGGGGTTGGGGTACGCGATCAAGTACCTGGTTACCCGGGGTCTCGGCATTGGCATTGGCGGACTGATTCTGCCCTCCAATCGGATCTTTGGGCCGGCGCCCAGCGGGGCGCCGCATCTATTCGGCAGTCCGGCCTCCGGAGGGACGGTGCGGATCTTCAAAGGGTAAGCATGTCAGCCACGCGACTCACTTTCGGCGAGATCCGATTCCAGTGCCAGAAGCGATTTCCTGGCGTGGATCGCGACATCCTCGACTCCTACATCAACGAGCGCTACCGGCGCATCCTGCGGCGGGGCGACTGGCAGCGGCTGCGGGTGCAGGCCGTGCTCCAGACCGTCGCGCCCTACGAGACCGGCACGGTGGCCGCCACCAAAGGTTCGAGCTCGATCACTGGGACGGACACGGTCTGGACCGAAACCATGAGCGGGCGGGCCATCCGGATCGCCGCGGGCGAGGAGTACTACGAGTTCACTTACGTCTCGCCGACTTCGGGCACGCTCGATCGGGACTACGAGGGCGAAGACGCCACCGAGGCGGCCTACTCCATCTGGCAGAACGTGTACGTCCTGCCTTCCGATCTCCACGTCCTGCACTCGATCCGCGTGCTGGGGTCGCCCCGCGACCTGGACCCCCTCACCCAGGAGGAACTGGACGAGCGGGCTGCCAACCGAGGGACCGAGGGTACGCCCGATTGCTACTCCCCGCACATGGAGGACCTCTCCACGCCGCCGCGCAGCCAGGTCGAGCTGTATCCAGTGCCCGATGCCGTCATGGCCCTGCCCTTCTGGTACACACAGGACCCCACGCTGTTCAGCGCCAGCCAGACCAGCAACTTCGTCGCGGCCTGGCTGAACCCCGACGCGCTCTACTGTGGCGTCGAGGCCGAGGTCCGCAGGCAACTCGAGCAAGACTACGTCGGGGGGCAGGCGGCCGAGTCGATGTTCAACCTCCACCTTAGCGAAATGTTCGCGGCCGAGGCCCGCCGGACTCCGGCCCGCCAGATCAAGATGGCGGATCGCTTCACGCGGCACAACTTGCGGAGGTGGACGCGGTGACTTTGGCCGAACTGCGCACGGTCACGCTCCAGCGACTCGGGCAAGACCCGACAGTGTCGGGTTACTTCACTGGGGCGATGGCCACCGCCGCCTTGAATCGGAGCCTCCGGCTCTTCGTTTTGCGCTCCCTGTGCGTGGAGCGCACGGACACTTACACTCTGACAGCGGCGACGACCTGGTCGCACGTGCTCACCCAACTCGCCGATTTTCTGCTGCCGTTGCGCCTCGAGTACTCCGGCGCCCGCCTGCGACCGGCCCGGCTGAGTGAACTCGACGCCTTGGATGCCGGCTGGCAGGCTTCGGCGGGGAATCCCGAACGCTACAGTCTGGCCGGACTCGACCTGCTGGCGGTCTACAAGCAGCTCGCCGCTGGAGGCACCCTGACGGTGATCTACGCCGCGGCGCCGACGCGCATGACCGGAGATGCGCATGTGCCAGAGATCCCGGCCGAATACCACGACGACCTGGTCGCGGGCGCGATTCCATTGATGCGCCTGGCCGAGGGCGGCCAGGAGATGGAAAAGGCGCTGCCGGGGCTGAAACGGCTCCTTGACGGCGCGGCCAAGCTGGCCGGTTACGTGCGCCAGCGCAGCCTGGACCTGCGTTACGACCGGCTGCCGGCGGAACTGGAGAGGTACGACCTCTCGCGGATGCTGGCGATTGAGAAGAGGAGGACCACGTGGCTGATAACCTCGGATACACCCCCGGCACCGGCGCCAACATAAAGACCGACCAGGGAGGCGTCTCGGGCGCTCACATGTCGGTGGTGAAGCTGGCCTCCTCGGCCCATGGCGAGGAGACGCTCGTCACAGCCGACGGCGACGGTCTGGAGGTCCAGATCGGCAAGTCGATCGACCTCACGACGCGCCCCAAGGGCGGTGACGCCTGGCCGGTCACCGACAACGGCGGAAGCTTAACTGTGGACGATGGCGGGGCCTCGATCACCGTCGACGCGCCGCCAGAGACACCGGTGGCCGTGCGCCTCAGCTCAGGCGCGGCGTTTGTGGATGCTATCCCGGTCACGGACAACTCCGGCAGCTTAAGTGTGGACGACGGCGGAGGGGCCTTGACCGTGGACGGCGCGGTAACCGCGGCGCAAGGCGCGCCGGTGACGCTGGGCTCGGCCTGGCCGACCAAAATCTCTGACGGCTTCGATATCGTGGGGATCTCCACGGTGGGCGCCGCCAAGGCTCTCAAAACCGATGAGGTTCAGTCGGTCCTCCAGCAAGCCGATAAGAGCAGTTTCACGGAAGGCGCTACCAAGGCCAGCCCCGTCGCCGGCGTACTCAACGACACGATTTCCGCCGATCCGACCGAGGACCAGGCCGCGGCGTTGCGCATCACCGCCAAGCGCGGGTTACACGTCAATCTACGCAACGTGGCAGGCACTGAGATCGGGACAGTTACGACCCCGATCGTCAACGACCTCCAGAAGATCAGCGGTGCCGCGGTCGGCGAGGCCAATGCGCTGCCGGTCTCCATCGTGCGCGGCGCACAGACCCGCGTCACTAAGTCCATCACGGTGGGGGCCGCAGAAACGGGCACGACCGTCTGGGACCCGGCTACCGGCAAGAAGTTTGTGATCACCGACGTGATTGTCGCCATGAAAGAATCCGGCCGGCTCACCCTGTTCGACGGGACCGATGCGGCGGCGAATCGGGTCTTCGATGGGGTGTTCTACGGTGCGGTCTGGCACCTCAATTTCCAGGCCCGGCCCTGGGCCTCGTCCACCGTCGATAACATCCTCAAGGCGACCACCGACGCCGATGCCGAGGCCACCGTCACCGTCCACGGCTATGAGGTGTAGGCCATGTTGCCATTGCTACCAGGCGGCGGCGCGGCGCCGGCCGAGACGGCGCAGGACCTGCTCGACGAGCTTTATCCATTGCTGGGGGCGAGCGGCAGCGCAGACCTGGACTTCTGGAGCGATGCGCAACTCCTGGGATGGCTGAACGCCGGCCTGGCGCGCCTAGCTCGCACCGCGGCCCTTTTCGTAGAGCGAGACACGTCGATCACGGTGGAAGCCGGCAGGGCCCAGTACTCGCTGCCGACGCCTCACCTCTCTACGCTGCACGTATCGTTGGGTGCGGTGTTGCTGCGCCCCGCGAGCGCGGCGGAACTTGAAGCTCTGAGCGCCACTTGGCAGACGGACCGCGGCACGCCGGCCCGCTACTGGCAGGATTCCGGCCTCGGCACGGCCAGCATCGGCCTCTACCCTAAACCGACCGCGGGCGGCACACTGGCAGTCATTGAACATGAAGTGCCCGACACCCTGCCGGCGGGCGATCCCCTACCCCTGCCGGAGCCCCTGAGCGACTACGGGTTCTTTTACATCTTGGCGGAGGCGCGCGCGATCGAAAGCGATGGCGCGATGCCCGAGACGGCCGAAATCTGCCGGCAACTCTATGGACTCATCGAGGAGATCGCGGGCGACTACTGGGGGATGACGCAATAATGCCTTTCGAGAAACAGATCCAGAAGCTGCTCGGCGAAGGCGTGAACCTGCTGCCGCCCTCCGACTTGATCGGCGAAGGGGAAGCCGAGAAGTGTGTCAACTGGCGGCCGGACCAGGCGGCCAAACTGGTCAACCGCAGCGGCATGATCGAACTCGCCGGCGGCTTGGGTGACTGGTTCCACACCATCGCCCACGTCGAGAGCCCTCCGTCGGCCGGTTGGTTTCTCGGCGTGGACAAAAGCCTTTACAACTACGCCGGCGCCGGCGGTGTGAACCCGATCGTCGACGGGCTGACTGGCGTCGCGGTGGTGTTCGACGGCGACTTCCTGGGCTGGGCCAGCCACCAGGGCTATCTGTGGATCATGAACCGCGCCAGGCAGGGCCGCGTGGTGGCGGACAGGATTTATCCCTGGCTGCCGGATGCGCCGGTAGATCGCCCGCCCGTCACCAAGGTTGCGGGCGAGTTATCGGGCGCGGTCCGCTATTACATCGTTTACGAGACCGACAAGGGCTACACCTCGAACCCGTCGCGGCGTTCCTATGAGATAGCGGACACGGCGGCGGGTTTTGGCGTCACCATCACGCTGCAAACCACCATCAACCCGGAGGTCTCCAAGCTCCGCATCTATCGTGTGGGCGGGAAGTTGCCGGCGCCCTACCTGGTCTTCCGGATGGATCACGGCGGCTTGACCGAGGTTACCGACGACGGGGGCACACTGGCGATCGCCAACAACACGGGCGACCCAAACGACTACTTCCTCAGCGACGCCATGGCCATCGAGTACGGCGAACTGATGGAAGACGACCACGACCCGCCGCCGGCGGCCTTCGGGCTGGCGGGGCCCTACTTCGAACGGCTCTTGGCCTTCAACTCCCTCGCTCACCCGAACCGCATCTGGTACACCCCGACGTCCATGCCCTGGCACTTCCCCGGAGTTGAGACGGCCGACGGCAACTGGGTGGACGTGGGCGAAGAGGGCGAGCCGATCTACGCCATCAGCGTCAAGCCGCACATGTGTTTTGTCTACAAGGCGCACTCCATCTGGCGCATCGTGGGGGACCTGGAGGACGGGTTGCTCGAGCAGGTGACGCCGCACATGGGGATCGTCGGACCGCGGGCCTGGGCCTCGCACGGTGTGGTGGATTACTTCCGCTCGAATGAGGGCATTTACCTAATGGCGGACAAGCCCTACAAGGTCTCCCAGAAGGTGGACCCAATCTTCAAGGGACTCACCTCGGGCGTGGCAGAACCCACGCCGCCCGCTGATGCCGTCAACCAGTACGCCGAGGTGCTGGCGATCGTGAATGACCGGCTGTACCACTCCTACGCGGAGGTTTGATATGCCTCATCCCAGATTGCCTTTCCTGGACAGTTTCGATCACCACCTTACGGCCCACAAGACCCGCAAGTGGACCTTCGGTTGCGGCGACATCGTGACTGGTCGCCACGGCAATGGAGCTACCCAAACCTGCAAGACCGCCTTTGCCCTCGACTACCAACAAATGGCGGCCGGCTGCGCCTACAAGACAAACGGTTTCGGCAACGCCCCGATCAGGTTCCAGACCGGCTTTACAATAAATCAGAACGTCATTAATTTGCAGCACATGGGGGACGGGCGGTTGTGCGTCTATGCACCGTCTCCAGCCAACAAAACCAGCGCGCCCAGCGACTTCGTCATGAACTTGAATGAATTCTACTACCTGGAACTGAAGGCCGTCATCAGCGACCGAAAAGAAAACGGGAAGTTCAATGTCACTTACGAAGCCAAAGTTAATGAGGAGACTATTTTGTCGGGTGCGTTTGAGGATGTGCCTTGGGTCAATGGGACCATGAACATCCTGACGCTGGAAGGCCCCGGAGGCGGTTACGGTTCGGTGGTCGACGATGTATACGCCACCGAGGGTGTGTTTCTGGGGGACATCCGCATCGGGGTGATCCGGCCCAACGGCGCGGGTTATTACTCCCAGTGGACCCCGCAACCGGCCGGAGACCACTACGATCAGGTCAACGATCAGACGCCCGACGACAACAGCACCTACCTCCAGGGGGGCACGCCGGGGCTGGTGGAGACGCACGAATACGAGGACATCACCGTCTACGGAGAGATCCGCGCCATCCAGACTTTGGTGTGTCTCAACAAGACGGATGCCGGCACGGCCTCGACCAAGTCGCGCCTGCGCAACCAAGCGGGAGCCGAAACTCAAGGCCTGATTTTCTATCCCAGCGAGACCTCGTATCTCTACGACCGCACGGGGTATCTCCTGAATCCATGGACCGGAGAAGCTTGGAGCGAGAATCAGATCAACACCCTGCAGTTTGGATTGAGCCGGGAGAGTTGAGGTGGGACTTTTTTTCGCCGATAGTTTCGATCATCACGACGGTTACAAAATCGACGCTCGCAAAGGTTGGATCAATGCCGGCGGCAGAGCCGCCGGACGGGGCGGCACGGGTCATTCGATCGACTGCGGGAATACCCCCGCGATGATCCGGTTCGGCTCGAAGGCGCACATCGCTGTGGGTTTGGCCATCTATCCGTTGGCGTTCGGCAACCAGTCGATCCATCTGGGCGACCGTAACGGCGTGCGCATCGTAAGCATCGGTTTTAATAACGATGGCCGGCTGTGGGTGTCGAGCGGGAGGGGCGGGACGGCCGGCGGACCCAGTAGCCACGTCAGCCACCTGCGCCAATGGGCCTACCACGAGTTGACGGCGCACCTCTTGCTCATCAGCGAAGACCCGCCGCGGTGGGCGGTGGACTACCGAGCGTACGTCAATGAGCACCTTGAGTTGGCTGGGAGGCTGACGCCGCTGGATCTACCCATACCGTGGATTGAGCTCCTCACCCTGCAGGGCCCCGGCGGAGGCTTGGGCCATTACCGCGACGACATCTACATCACCGACGGTGAAGTCCTGGGCGACGTCCGCATCGAGCCGCTGCATCCGGCCTCCGATGGCTACTATGCGGACTGGAGGCCCAACGGCGGCGCCGACCACTACGACCGGGTCGATGAAGCGCTGGTGGATGACGATACCACGTACTTAGAGGCCGAGGCGATCGGCGCGGCAGAGTCGCACGGGATGGCCGCGCACGACCCCGGGGTAACCGCTGGGATTTTCGTGTGGCTGGGCTTGCGTAACACCCTGGGCGAGGCTTGGAAGACCAAGAGCATATTGCGTATATCCGGGGAGGACTACCTGGGATATGAAGCTAATCCGGCAGACACGTACAAGTTCTACGGGGAAGGGCTCCTGGTCAATCCGGCTACCGGCTTGGCTTGGACCGACGCCGATCTCGATGGGCTCGAACTGGGGGTCGTGAACTCGGCCTGAGATGCGCTACACCCAGGGCACCATCGAACGGCTGACGCACGGCAAAGATGCGGGAGGCGTCCGCTGCACCCAGAATGCCCTGGAGATCGCCTACCTGAATCCACCCGCCGAGGACGTGCGGGCGACACAGGGGGTTATCGAGATCCTGGAGCACTCACCGCTGCGGGTCATCGTCACGCAGATGTGCATCGAGGTGGCCTGGCCGCGCGGCGCGGAGATCCCGCCGGAGGAGCCGCCCGAGTCGCCTTGGGAGCGCTACGGGGTCAACAACGCGATGCTGCTCGTGGATCTCAGCGAGGCGGGGGGAACCCTGCCCGATTACGGCCCGGGAAGATTGCCGGAGTACGCCTGATGCTGCTCGTCGATCTCAGTCGCGACGGCGGAACGGGGGCCAGAAGCATGCGCTTTTACCAAGACACGCGAGGTTTCGATTCGTTGTATTTCGACCCGCAGGCGGCTTCTCTGTATGGCGGCGTCGACGGCGCGCTCTACGTGCTCGAAGGCGGCGAGAGCGACGCCGGCACGGCCATCGTCTTGACCTGGATTTCACGCTTCCAGGATCAGGGGCACCCGGACAACCAAAAGACCTACCAGGATCTAGTCGTCGAGCACAACACCGGCGGCAGCCTGCTCAGCGTGAAGGCGCTACTCGACAACGGGACGACCACGCTCACGCTGGGCACGATCCAGAGCGCCAGCCGCGCGGTGAGTACGTTCCGGGTGAGCGCCACCCAGGATGATCCGGATGGAACCAAAGCGAAGAATCTCGCCGTGATGATTCAGGGAAACAAGGCCGAGAATCCGGAGTTGTGCCAACTGTACGCCGTGGTCTTGCACTACTACGTCGAGCCGCGCTGGTCGCTGACTTGGGACTCCGATGAACTGGACCTTGGAACGCAGGCGGTGAAGGGCCTGCGCGCGATCGAACTCGACATCAACAACCCGGGCGAAGTGTTGGTTCTGGTCTACACGGACATGCCGGGCAACGCCATGGCGCTGCGAGGCGCGCCGCATGTGGTGCCAGCTTCGACCACCCGGCGCAAGTACCAGGTACCGCTGGGCCGGCCGTACAAGGAGGGCCGGCTGGTCCGCGTGATCGTCAAGAGCACCGACGGCGCGACTGAGTTCCAGCTCTACGGCGCGCGCATCGAGGCGCAGCCTTTCGGGGAGTATGTCGAGGGCTACGAATCGACCGCCGGGCGCGAGTGGGACTCCGGCACCATCGACCTCGGCTCGCCGCACGTCAAGGAGATCCGCGAGGTCATGCTGGATGTCGACACCGACGGCGCGCTGACTTTCGATTTCCACACCGAGCTGCCTGGCCTGGCCATGCAATCCCGGGTGACCAAGTCGGTGAACACCGAACTGACCACTACCGGGCGCCGGCCCTTCACTCTGCCGTTGCTCGCCGACGGCCAGCCCTACGAGGGCCGTCTGCTCCAAATGTTTCTGCGCGGCTCGGCGGCCTGGCGCCTCTACGGCTGCTGGCTGTTCGCGCGCGTGATCGGCTACTACGTGGAGGCGTACCAGGCGCAGGGCGGCCACGTGTGGGATTCGACCGTGCTCGATCTCGGCTCGCCGCTGGTTAAGCGCATCTTGACGTTCTACTGCGAGGCGCACGCCGATTCTCCGTTGGTGGTGCGCATATACACATCCAACGCCAACGGCGAAATGGAACTGCGACAGACCGAGACGCTCCCCGGTTCGAGCGGCCGGCGGCCGTACACTGTGCCGCTCGCGACCGTATATGGACGCCTGGCCCGGGTGATGATCAGTTCGACCGGAGCCTTCCGGTTGTTCGTGGCGAGGCTGAACGTCAAACCCATCGGCGTGTATCTCAACGCCGGCAGTTCCGAGATCTTCCCGGTCGAGACCGAGCAGGACCTCGCGAGTGAGCGCGTCAAGCAGTTTAAGGAGATTGAACTGCTCTACAACTCGGCCGGCGGGGGCACCCTCAAGTTCTACACCGACCCGCTCGGCACGCTCACACTCAAGGGCGACTTCGCGCTGACCACAACCTCGGGCACCGAGACGGCCAAGCTCGGCCTGCCGATCCACGCCAAGGGCCGGCTGATCCGTTGCGACTTCCGCCCGGGCGCCGGCGACCTCCAGGTGTTCGCCTGCCGGGTGTGGACGCGGGTGGTAGGGGAAGCCGGCCAGGTCAATTGGCAGTGGGTGAATCTTCCGATTCCGGCCACGCCCGACAACTACGGCTGGGTGGATCTGTATGTCGCTCCGACGCCGCCGGCCTACGAGTGGATCCCCGTCTGGGTGGCGCCGACTCAGACGGCCAAGTGGGACTGGATGGACCTGCCGGTGCAGCCATGAGCTTCAACTTCACCCAGACCGTCGAAGGATCGAGCGCCAACACCGGTCGCGCGGTGCTGCGACTGGGCAAAGGCGCGCCTGATACCAGCCTGGTGCTGCCGCTCGGAACGGATTTGAGTACACCCGAGGGCCTGCGCACCATCAACGAGCGGTTCGATCAGATCGAGCGGGCGCTGCGCCACGTGGAAGACATTGAAATTTCACTGGCGTGCAAGTTCGGGTACGGCGAACTGGCGGCGCTCATCGCATCCGCGCAGCCAGTCACTGGGGCCAAAGTGGTCCTCGACAAGGTGGGAACCTGGCTGCTGCTGGCCACCTTCGATTTCACCTCCGCCGTGGCGGCCGAGGGTTTCGTGGTGATCGATCCCGAGACCGACGGCGGCGCCAAACGCCAGGACGCCTACTGCCGCGCGGCCGGGACCATCACCACTACGGCCTGGTGCCTGTTCACGGCCACCGCAATCCCACGGCTGGCACAGATGTACGCCAAGGGCGGCGGAGCGCTCAACGCGGCGGGCACGTCGATCGCGGCGGTGTGGATCGGCAGATGGAGCCCGGGCGGCAAGCGCTTCGGCCGGCAGATCGAGAGCCAGTATACCGGAGCCACCGACATGAACGGCGACCCGCTGAGTGATCACGGGGAGGAGGCGCGCTGGCCGTCGAGCGACCATCCGGACCAGATTTCCCATGGGGTGGAGTTGACGCTGTGAAAAGGAGAAACATGATGCGTTTTCTGATGCTTACTGCGGCTCTTGTGGGCCTGGCGGCAGGGCAGAGCCTGCCGACTTTGCCGGCGATTAACACAGTCGCGGCTGGGGGAACCACTTGTACTATCGCGGTCACCGACGCCCAGATGAGCGTGGCCGCTGAGTGCATCGACGACACAGGCAACATACTGTACCGTTCCTCGCAGTCCGCCTCGCTGAAGGGTGGTTTACTGGGAACCGGTCCCGTTCTGTGCTTGTACTGGACCGATGGCGCGCCCGCTCCGACGGTGCGGCTTCAGTGTTCCACGGATGACGACACAGGCAGCGGGCCTCGCCTAGTCCTCGATGGGAAATTAGCGCCGGTCCAGAAGCGACGCCAATGGTGGATTTTCTGGCGATAGGGCGGCGATGCCCCGCCCGGCTGCCGGAGAAGGCATGAACTGCGCCGCGACGCCCAAACCGGCGACTACAGCGGTAGGGGCCGATGGTGTGCTCCGCCTCGAGCGGCCCTTCCCGGAGTACGCGCTCCCGCGCGTCTGGACGTGGATTGAGGATTTCCGCCACCGGGTGGCCGACGATTTCTCGCCGAAGACCTTGGCAGAATTCATGCGTCACTGGGCAGAGCGGAAACCATTCCGCAAGACCTGGGGAGTGTGGCGCGGCGAGGAATTGGGCGGCTTGGTGGTCTACGAAGCCTGGCAGCCCGGAGTCGGCACGAGCCATGCACTGTTCAAGCGCAGATTCTGGGGCCGGTCTACCACCCGTCAGGCGCTCGAGCTGGTCTACAGCGAGGTGTTCGACTCCGGCGTCAGGAAAATCGTCAGCTTCCCGTTTCGCGGCAACAACGCCATCATCGCCCTGGCGAAAAGCCTGGGAGCGATAACCGAGGGCGTCATGAAGGCCCAGACGCTGCGCGACAGAAAGCCGGTCGACGTGATCGTTCTGTCGCTGTTTAAGGAGGATTTTCTGCGATGTCGTGGCTCACAGCAGGTCTCACAGCCGGCAGCGCCTTGGCGGGCGGCTTAGCCAATCGCAAGTCCACCTCGACCACTATGCCCACGCTGGACCCGGCGTATCTCGGGCTTCGGGGCGATCTGATCAAGCGCATCACCGACCTCATGGGGGACCCGGCGAAGGGCACCGAAGCGCTGCGGCTGGGTCTGATGGAGGGCGTCAACCGGCGCTATCAGACCATGCCGGGCAAACTCACCACCCAACTGGCGAAGCGCGGTTTTGCCAAGAGCGGACAGCTCGGGCAGGGATTCAAGGGCCTGGAACTGGCGCGCAGCGGCGAAATCGGCGATATCGACACGAAAATCGCGGACCTGATCCTGGGGCGCGAGACGCAGAGTTACGACCTCGCCAGCCGTCTGCTCGCCAGTGGCCGCGGGCAGACCACCACGCAATCGGGCAATGTTTTCGGCGGCGCGATCGGCGGAGGGCTGGAAACACTGAGCACCCTCACGACACTCGAAAAACTCCTCGCGGGCGGTGGGAGAGCCGCCGGCGCCGGCGCCGGAATTTCGAGCCTGCCTTTATCTGCTGGTGGCACGGCCGCGTTGAATCCCGCGCTACATGCTGGAACCGAAGGGCTGCTGGCTGGCGGTGGCGCGGAAGCAGGGGCGGCTGGCGGTGGCGGCATCCTCGGAGGTCTCGCAGCGGCAAGCCCGTACATCAATGCGGGAGCCGCCATCGTCGGCGCGGCGATACCGATTAGCGGACTCGTGAAGTGGATTGGCGGCAAGAAGGTGACCCACGCTGAGGACCTCACGGTAGGGGCCGCAGGTCCGAGACCCGACACCTATTGGGCTCTGAATGGGAAGGTCCAGGGCTCGGACATTCCAGCGTGGCAGTACGTGACGGCGCAGGAATTCTTCGACTTCTATGGACGCTGGCCGCCAGGCTACAGCCGGCTGACCCCGTAGGTAATTCCCATGCTCAACACCTACAACCCGGTGCTCTCCGGCATCATGACCGCTTACGGTTTGGCGGATCGCATCCGCGGCGCGGCGCGCGACGAGCAGCGCATGCAGTTGGAGCGGGAGCGCGACGAGCAGCGTATGCAGTTGGAGCGGGAGCGCGAGAAGCGGCTGATGGGGGAATCCGCGCAGTTGGCGGAGCAACGCGAGCGCCAGGCCACGCTGGAGGACCTCAAGATGCGGCTGGGCCTGGCTACCAGTCCGGAGTTGTCTGAGGTCGGAGCGGGCGCCACCAGGACTGTCGATGCGGCGATCATGGATCCGGCATTGCAGCGGGCCTATGGTGCGCCGTCGGTTTCCATGGGCGTGCCGACCGAGGGGGCAATCGAATACGGCGGCCGGCGCTACGCCGTGCGCGGGCCCGAGGAACTACTTAACCGGCAACTGCGCGAGAAAGGGATACTTTCCAGCGCCGAGAATATCGCAGCGGGCGAACGCGCGCGGAAGGTGTTCGAGGCGACGGCCATGCCAGTACCCGCCGAACTTGCCCGAAGGGCGGGGATCCCGCCTGGAACGCTGGTCTCTCCGACCGAGATCGCCGATATTCTGCGGACTGTGGCAGCGGGCGAGAAGGAGCCCGCCGCGATCAACTGGCAACCTCAGATGACGGACCAGGGGCTCGTGCAGGTCAACCCGCAGACCGGCGAAGTGCGTCGGCCGACGCTGGCGGGCACGACACTGACGCGCAAACCCCGGGCGGCCACCGGAGAACTGACCGCCTATCAGCGGTCGCAACAGGCACGGCAAGGACGTCAGGATACCGAGACACAAGAACATGCCAAGCGCGCCGAACTCCGAAGATTGGAGATCGAGGAAAGCCAACTACAAGGCAACGTGCTCGCTCTCCGGGTGGCAAAAGAGACCGGCAAGGATGTCGAAGGCAATAAGTTAAACAAGGCTCTGGCCGCGGCTCAATTGGCAGCCAAAGAGAATCGCCTGAAACAGATCCGCAAGCGCAAGGTCGAACTCGGTTTCAGCACGCCGGAGGAGGCGGGACTGGCAACCGGAGGCGGCGGCGCTAAGGCGGCAGCCAGACCTCCGGCGGCGCCGAAGCCTACGGCTGAATCTTTTCTGGCCAAGTATGGGATTCAGTAAATGCCCGACCTCCGAACCGTGGCGAGTGATCCCGAGTTCTACCAGCTCACGCCGCAGGAGCGCAAAGAGGTTGCCGGCAAACTCGACCCTGAATTCCTGACGCTCACCCCGCTGGACCAAAGCCGGGTACTCACCAAGTTCGAGCAGGCCGTCAAACAGGGCCAATTCACTCGACCGGCCGCGGCCGCTACGGCGCCGGCGCCTGGCGGCGCCTCGGAATTCGGCAAGGGACTGGCCTCGGGTAAACAAACCTTCGGGTCCAGCCTTCAATTCCTCGGCGCGCTTACCGGGATCGACACCCTGCGCGAGTGGGGTGAAGCTCTACGCACGGGCACTCCCGAGGATCGGGCGGCACTCACACCGCGGGTTTCTTCCATCGGCGACATTCGATCGCCCGGACAGGCGCTCGACTGGGTCGGCTACAACCTGGGCAACTTGATTCCCAGCATGGGGGCCTCGGTCGCGGGCGGCATCGCCGGCGGCGCTGGAGGCGCGGCGCTGGCTGGACCTGCGGGCGGCGTGGTGGGCGGAATCGCCGGAGCCGGCGGCATCAGCTATCTGCTCAACGCCGGCGAGGTGTACGCGAACCTCATCGATGAGAATGTGCCCGAGGAAAAGGCGCGGCTGGCGGCCGGAGCGGCGGGTCTGCCTATGGCGCTGCTCGATGTGATTGTCCCGGTCAAGGTCGCCGGCAAAATTCTCTGGCAGCCGGTGAAGAAGGCGGCGGGTAAGCAACTCGCCAAGACCCTCGGCAAGGAAATACTGAAGAGCGTCGGTGAAGAGGCTGGCACGGAAGCGGTCCAGGAAGTCATCGGCGCCGGAACGGAAGCGGCCGTCGGGCCGAAACAATTCTGGACCCCCGAGACGGCCAGCCGGGTCCTGAATTCGCTTGCCGCCGGAGGCCTCGGCGGCCTGGCGTTCGGCGGAGCGGGCGAGGTGGGCGGTCGCGTGCGCGAGCGCTTGAGGCCCGCTGGCCCGCCCGCCGCCCCCGCTGCCGCTGCGCCAAATGCCCCACCGGCGCCCCGCCAGGCGCCCGCCGCGCTTGCTATCACCCAGGCGCAGAACGCCGCGCTCTGGGCCCGCAAGGCGGAACTGGGCCTGGCCGATGAACCCTTTCGGGCCATCGTCCAGAAGGTGAGCGGCCAGGACTTGACCAAAGGCCTGACTGGTCCTCAAGCCACTCAGGTTCTGGACGAACTCGGCAAAGTGCAGCCGCCCGCTGCAAAACCGGCAGCGGCCGGCAGCCAGTGGCTCGACCGGGCGAGCGACTTCGCGCGGTCCAGGGATCGGGTCAACATCACCGCGCTCGAGAAGCACTTCGGAATCCCCCGGCCTCAGGCGCGGCAGCTCCACGGTCAACTCGTACACTCCGGAGTCATCGACAATCTGGGAAGGGTCGTCCAGGCCCAGCAGAAGCTGGTTCTGCCGGAAGCTCCGCCAGAAGGCCCAGCCCCGGCGCAACCAGCGCCGCCACCAGGCGCAGTCGCCCCGGGTGAGGCCCTGGCACCTCGGGAGGCGGGTGCGGCTCCGCCACCCACAGCGCAACCCGCGCAGCCGACACTCTACGACCGGGCGGAGGTCCTCGCGCGGAAGCACGGCAAGTTGACCAAGGTCGGGATCAAGAACGCTTTCGGCGTGAGCCAGAAGCAGGCGGACCTCCTCATGAGTCAGCTCATCGAGAAAGAGGTCCTGAACCCCATCGGTAAGGTAATGCCGAAGGCCGCGCTCGCTCCGAAGCAGGTCCCGCAGGTTCTGCAGGTGACTCCGGCGATGCCCCCGGCAGGGACTCCGTCTCCGGTGACTCCGGCGCCGCCCGGCGCTCCGCTGGCTCATCTACCAGCGCCGCCGTCGGCGCCTGAAGCCGCGATCGATCTCACGCCCGACGACCTGCCGCCCGAGCGGGTCGGCTCGACCGAAGAGGTTAGCACCCCGGAGGGGACCAAAATACAGGCGCAGTGGCGCATCGTGGACTTGGCCAAGGATAAAATCGTCCTGTCCCACAACTACCTGGGCGACGAGAATCCGGAGTACCCGCAGCAGTATCAGAATCGCGACCGCAGCCGCATCGCCAGCGCCGACCAGATCCGAGCGATCGCGGCCAACCCCAACGCCAAGCAGCTCAGCCGGAACTATCTCACCAGCGAGGGCGCGCCGATCTACGCCAACCTGGGCGGCAGGCGCGTAATGATTACCGGCAATGGGCGGTCGCTGGCAATCGACCTGGCCTACAAACAGGGCACCGCGGAAGGTTACCGCGCTGGACTGCCCGAGGAAATCCGCGGCGTCGGCCTCGACCCGAAAGCCATCGAAGGCATGGAACGGCCCGCGCTCATGCGGGTGCTGGTCGGCAAGACCGACCTCGGGCGCGTGGCCCGCGAATCGAACGCGCCCACCGTGGCCGAACGCAGCCCGACCGAATTGGCCCGCGGTGACGCCCGCCGGCTGACGGGCGCCCTGCTCGAAAGTTTCAAACCGGGCGAAGACGGCCGGATCGTCACCACCGAGAACTGGCCCTTCATCCAGATGTTTTTCAAGGAGTTGCTCAGCCAGGGCGAGCGTGGCAAGTACACCCTGCCTAACGGCGGCATCAACCAGCTCGGCATCGCCCGCATCCGCAACGCGGTCTTCGCCAGGGCTTACGGACAGTCCGCGGCGCTCGAGACCGTGGCCGAAGATCCCGACGACAATGTGCGTAACGTGACGGCCGCAATGTTGCGCGCGGCGCCGGCCTACGCCGGGTTAGGCGAGGCGATCGCCAAAGGCACGCGGCACGATCTCAATATCGCTCCCGAGATCGCCCGGGCCGCGGGCAAACTCTCGCAGTTGCGCGCGCAGGGCACGACCATCGAGGACTACCTCAACCAAGAGGAACTGTTCGCGCCGGAGTTGTCGCCGCTCCAGCGCGAACTGCTGCGCGTGCTGGGGACATACTCCCGCAGCGCGGCCCGCATGGGCGAGATTCTGACCAACTACACCGATACGGTCGAAGCGCTCGGAAACCCCGGACAAGCAAGTCTAGTCGGTGGTACAATTCCGACCAGGTCCGACATTTTGCAGGCGGCGATCGAGACCGCCGAAGCCAAAGTCAAGACCCTGGCCGAGCAGAAGAAGGCCAAACAAGATGTACAAGCCAAAACACGTGACGACGCGGCCCGAAGTGGTCCGGGAGCTGGTGGAGTTGTTAAAGAAGCACCAGAAGAAGGCCCGCCACCAGGACCAGCTCCGCCAGTTCAACCCGCCCAAGGACAGCAAGCCCCAGTAGCGCCACCCCAACCCCCTGCCCAAGGTCAACTAAGCCCAGAATCTCTACAGCGAGCCAGTGAAGAGGCCGGGCTGCGCCTCGAGAAACGCGGCCTGTTAGGCGGCGAGCGCGGCAGGTTCAGCCTGCGCTCGGTTACCCCGCGGCGCGGGCAGGAGGGTTTCTTCGCCACGCCGTCCGGCGAGATCGTGGCGCTCGATGAAGTCGCCCAGCATGCCACCTTGGGAGCCTTCCAGGGCAAGAGTCTGAGCCAGGTCCTGCGCCAAGGCTACGTGCGGGCGCGCGGTAATGGTCTGGAGATCCAAAGCTGGGACGCGGTCAAGCCCGACGTGCTGCGCGCGGCGGCCGAGCGCGCCGGGGCGAATTCCGCGACGCTGTACGTGGACCTGGCCGACCGCAGCCTGGTTTACGACACCAGCGAACTCGAGGCGGCGGACTGGAATCTGCGGCGCGTGCGCCCGATCGAAGGTTTTCTGCGCAGCGACACGGGCACGCTCGATCCGCATGCGTTCCTGGATGCCGCGACCGTGGGCGCCGAGAAGATTCGCGCCGGCGCGACCGGTTTCGGGACCTGGTCGAAACAGATGGTGACGCAGTTCGGCGAGGCAGTGCGCAGCCACTTACTGCGCCTCTGGCGCGCCGCCCAGAGACTCCATGCGGCCTACAAGAGAAGTGGGCTTGGGAGCGAGCGCGGCTCCATGTCCCTGTTTGGGGAAGCCGAGGAAGCCGCCGCCCGCGCGTCAACTAAAGTTGACCAGGCCCGGCTCCAGGGGGAACGTCTCACCGCCGAGTTCGCCAGCCCGCTCACGCCCGCCAATCTTCGCAAGAAGTTGAAGCGCGGCGAGCAGCCGGTGCAGGGCGGGCTATTTGAGGCCCCAGCAGAAAAAGCGCGACAAGCGGGGCTGTTTGGGGAGGAGCGCGGCTCGCTTTCCCCGAGGCCCAAGGTAGACGAGTACGGCGAGTTTGCACTGCCGGCGAAACAGACAGTCTTCGGCGACGCCATCGACTTGGTGATCCGGCCCGCCGGCGCCGTGGTGTCGAAACAGGGCGAAGCCGGCGAAGCGCTCATGTACTTTGTCAATGAGGCCAAGGACGCCGGCGACGTCGAAGCCGGGAAACGCCTGGTCAGCCTCCAGGACTCGGGCGTCACCAAACTCAGTAAGGAAGACCGTATCCAACTCCTCGACATTCTGGAAGGCCGAACGCCCGGCACGGCTGAGTTGCGCCGCGTGGGAAGCCATATTCGCGCGCTGACCGACGAGATCGGCAGTGAGGCCGAGAACCTGGGCGTGGAAATCCTGGCCGGCGGCCGGAAGGTTCCGTTCGTGCGCCTCCAGAACTACTTCCCGCACGTCATCCGCAGCATGGAGCAGCTCGCCAGCCGCTTCAGTCCGCTGCGGCGCGACGTAATCGACAACTTGGTGCGGCTGGGGATCAAGCCGAACGTGGCGAGCGCCAAGGCGTTCCTTGACGACTACCTCGGTTGGTTGAAAGACGGCGGCCGGCGGGACAGCCTGATCGAGCACCTGATCCAAACCGGCCAGGCCGACAACCGGCTGGAGGCCACGCGCCTGCTCGCGCGCGCGCGCAAGGACACCACCCTGAAACACGGATCGCTCGAGTTCGCCCGCGAGATCGAGCTGCCCTTCTACGATCCGGACCCCGCCCGGGTGCTCCCACACTGGGTAGCTTCGGCCAGCCAGCGCCTGGAATCCATCCGGGTCTTCGGGCAAAAGGGCGCGCAAGGCGACCTGGTGCAGGGCCTGATCGAGTCGATCCGGGAGTCGGGCGGCGACGTGAACTATGTCGAGAAAGCTGTCGAGCGGATGTTGGGGCGGGTCAATGATCTCCAGAAGGGCCAGCGCATCGGCGCCTTCCTCCGGACAGTGCAGGGATTCAAACTGGGCCTAGCGGCAATTCCGAACGCCACGCAGGGCGCGCTCAATTCCCTGCTCTACGGTGACCTGCAGGCGACCGCGGCCGGCTTCAAGGGGATTCTCACCAAAGAGGGTCGGCGCTTTGGGATGCGATCCGGAGCCTCCATCGACAGTGTGTTGAATGAAATGACGCGCGCGGTGGGTTCCGAGTGGCACCCGCTGGGTGTATATCTGAAGGCCGTTGGCTTCAGCGGCAGCGAGCGGCTGAACCGGATCTTCGCGGCCAACGCCGGCGCCAACTACGCGGGCCGGCTGGCCAAGCGATTGCGCATCAACCCCAATGACAAGACTACGCGGGCGCGCATGGAGGAACTCGGCATTGACCCCGACCAGGTCCGGGACGGCCAGCTCACCGGCGACCAGATCCTCATGGCCGCCAAGAAGTTCAGTGACATCACCCAGTTCCGTTCGCGGCCGCAGGATCTGCCACTGTGGGCCAGCTCCCCCGCGGGCAAAATATTCTTCCAGTTCAAGACGTTCATCTATAGCCAAGCGCGCTTGGTCGGCCGGACAACCATCGGCGAGGCGAGGCGCGGAAACTTCGGCCGCGCGGCGCGGAATCTCCTGATCCTGGCCACCGTGTTCCCACTCACGGGCGAAGCTATCGGCGCACTGCGGTCACTCGTGACAGGTCGTGATCGTGACGTGGAAGGCTGGGACCGTTATCTCGACGACATCGGCCAGGTAGGCGCGCTGGGAATCCTGAACGACATCTTTGAATCCGTTAAGTACGGCGGAACCCTGAAATGGACCGCCGGTCCGGCGCCGGGGCAGGTGGCCGAGATCGCGGACGCTGCGCTGCGGATTGGAACCGCCAAAGATCCGTTGAAGGCGGCAGCTAACTTCGGCAAGGTCCTGCTCAAGCAGATCCCACTGGCCGGCCAGGTCCGGCGGCGCATTCTGCCGGGCGTGTTCCCGGCCGAACAACCCAAGAAGAAATCCCTCTCCCCTGAGACGCGCCGCCTGATGGCGGGCGCCGGAGGATCGCCATGACCCCCAGCCATATCGCCATCGCCGTCTCGATCCTGGCCCTGATCGGCCAGGGGCTGAACGTCTATCTGTTCCTCCGCATCCGCGTCGCGATCCTGGAGAGCGAACAGAAGACCGAGCGCTGGGTGGACGCCGAGTTTGTGCGGACCAAAACCTGCGAGGCCACTCACGCAGGCGCACTCGCCGCGCGTGAGGCTAGAATCAGCCAACGCTACCCTTAGACATACCGGGAGACCTATCTTTTTGCAGCCTTGACTCGCTGGCTGTCGCTCCGCACACTGAATCTGCCAGCCACGGTGTCACAATGCCATGCCAGGATTCCTGGCCCCGGAAGTCTCCGGCGCCGCCCAGCGCCGGGTGCGCCTTCCCCGCTCGGCCGCCACCCGGCAAGCGATTACCTATTGCCGATTGATCGAGCGGGTACGGCCGGACGAAGTCTGGGGCGGCTGGAAATTTGAGGGCCCCGAATACCGCCCCGGCAGTGTCATCCCCGAATCCGAACTGCCAGCCACGGGCCTTGTGCTCGAATGCGCCGGCGCGGTCGCCGGAGGCTGGGGACACCTTCGCGCGCCGGTCGCGTACATCCTCTGGCGCTACGAAGGCGAGACCGGCGAGTTCCGCGAATTGGCCCGAACGTCATCGGTGGCCCGGGACTGGACCCAGGACCTCGGGCCGATCGCCGCGCGCGAATTGGATCCCCCGCGGCCGTTTCGGATCGACCCAGAGGCGGCGGCCAGGCGGTTAATCCAGGCCATCAACCGCGAGATTCGTCCGCTGGAGTTTGCCGCTCAGGTACTGGTGATTCGGGCGGTGGAGGATCGGCTGGCGATGGGGGCGGCGGGGTGACTCGATCCCGCAACTGGAGCAGTTGAACCCATGGCGGCTCAGTCTCTTTTCTGTTTCTCCAGTGTGCCCTGAAGCTTCGAAACCGCTTGCACCATCTTGTCACGATGCGCGAAGGCGCTGTCGCTGCCGCCGGCGCCTACCGCGAGATTGATCATCCACTGGCGGACGCGAACAACGGTCGCATTCGAAGCGTGCGTCGCCAGGTAAACCGCCAGGATTACGGAGAGGACCAGAGCACATTTCATCGGCGATCAGTGGGGAGGCGCTTCTGGGAAGAGGTCGCCTTCTTCGCTTCAGCCTCTCGCAATTGCCGCACTCGTTGGCGCTGCCCTTCCAGCACTCGGGCATCGAAATCCGTCACTACAGTTTGGCATGCACGGAGCAAGTCCGAGCGGGCCCAAGTCTCGACCGTGTGAAGAGTGATCTTGGGCCCTGCCAGGAGTTGTGAGTAGAAATCGAGCAGCGCTGGATCAGAGGGAGGGTCCACCAGGAGAGCCCGAACAGTGGCTCGCCGAATCACCCCGGATGCTACAGCGCTGATCGCGAGGAGGGGTGGTGCTGGAAACCGTCTCGGCGTCATGGCGGCCAGCACGGTCAAGTCAATGACTTGCTCCTCCGTCACTAGGTCCACATCGGCGAGGTTCCGCAACTCGCGGGCGAGACAACTCGCCAGAGGGCTCTGTACGGGATCGTCGGCGGTAACCGTCAAGGAGACCCTGATCTTATCGATTGGCGGGGCGGGCTGAGGAGCAACCTGCGATAGAACACGAACTGTAGGCCCAAGGAACAAGGCGAAGATCAGCAACCCTTTGGCGGCCTTCTTTCCCCAGCGTGCTTCCGCGCCCTTCGCACCCACGGCCCGAAGCCGGTCCGGGTCCATCTTTGCGAAACCCTTCGGCACTCGCCTTCTCCCACCTTTGCGCCCCAACTTCACGGCTGCCGGATCTTTCCTGGCCATTCAAGAAAAGTATAAGCGCTTATGAAACAAAACGCAAGAATTTTCTTGACAAGCATAACCGCTTATGCCATACTGGGTCTGCAGTCGATCTTCAGAAAGGAGCAACGCTGTGGCAGGCGAGAGAGATTATCTGATCGAGGCCAGGTTGCTGGCCCGCGCCGAAGCCATCCAATTCAGGTCGATCCTTTTGGGCTTCGGCCTGGTGGACCAGTGGATGAAAGCGGTTCGCGACCCGGCGCCGGCGGGGCCTCAGTTTCACTACAACCCGGAAACCCGCCGCGACATCGAGCGTCAAGACCGCGAATGGCTGCGCTCCGCGCGGCCCACGGATTCAGACTGGGGGCTCGCGCACGCGGCCCCCGAAGAAAGGAGCAGGTGAGGTGATGTCTTTAGAACAAGTGCAGTTTCAAGTCAACATCCCGCAGGTGCTGACGCTCGCCTACGACGAGCCGAAGCCCTGCAAGAACGGCAATTCCATGCTGTCGTTCGAGGACGGCCGGGTGATCTTCCTGGAGGAAGCCGAAGCGGCGGAGTTCGCGCACCTGGGCGCCCGCAGGGGAGACGCGGTCGAGTTCGCGCGCCAGGCCGTCATGAACGGCAAGCGCATCGCGAAAACCCAGTGGAGTTTCAGGAAGACGGCCCCCGAACCAGCCCCGGCACAGGCAGCGAAACCGGAAACCGGGGCGGTTCAACGGGCGGTTCCTGAGAGGAACAACGGCCAGTCTATCACGCCGGCACCGTCCAACGGCAACCCCCACGCAGCGCACAAGGGCATCCCCTACTGGGATTCCAAGACGGAACTGCTCCGCTGTTACGCGGATGGCATCGACGTTCTGGTGGCAGCCCGCGAGACCGCGGCTTCTAAAGGCTTGCCGGTCCAGTTCACCGGCGAGGACCTGCGCCAGGTGGCGGCGACGCTCTACATCGACGCTGGCAAGGATCGGAGAACGCCATGGCAGGGCCGGTGAACGGCGGCGCCGGGGTTTCTTACGCAGCCCCGGCGCCTATCCCCATGCTCGAGGATCAGCGGGGAATGGTGCTGTCACCAAGCCAAGTCGACATCTTCGACCAGTGCCCGGCGAAATGGCGCTTCAAGTACGTGGAACGCCTCCCCGACTTCAAGACTTCCAGCCTCTCGGTGGGCATCACCGTACACCGCGCGATCGAGTTCAACCTGCGCCAGAAGATGGAGACACGGCGCGACCTGGCACCCGGGGAAGTGCTAGACGCCGCCGCAGGAATCTGGTGCGAGATGGCGGGTGAGACGATGTTCTCGAGCGACGAGGACCCGGGCGAACTTGGTCAACTCGCCGAGGCCTGTGTCGAGCGCTATATGCTCGACGTCGCGCCCAAGATCCAGCCTCTGGCGATAGAATTGCCGATCGAAGGCGAAATCGCCGGCATTCAGGTCCGGGGCAAGCTCGACATTCTGGACCAGGACGGCACACTCATCGACATCAAGACCGCCACCGACAAGCCCCGCTGGATCACCCAGAGCCAGAAGCTTCAACTGTGCAGCTACGACCTGCTCTGCCCCCAGAGCCGCGGCAAGATCCGCATCGATACGCTGGTCAAGGGGCGCAGCAGGGACCGGGTCGAGAAAGTCCAGGTCGTGCCGCTCGAGGCCCAACTCGGCGTGGCCGACGTGCAGTACACCGAGAACATGTACTCGATGACGCAGGACGCCATCCGGGACGGGATCTACTACCCGCGCCGGGGGCATCAACGCAACCCGCTGTGCAGCCGGCGGATGTGCTGTTATTGGAAGGCCTGCGAAGCCGAGTACGGCGGGGAGGTGGAGCCATGACCGAGGCATGGGCGACGGCGATGGCGCTGGCAATCGCCGCAGTGGTGGTTATCGGCGGCGTCTGGGCCTGGAAGAGGTGGCGGGGGTTGCTCGATCAGCGCCGGCGGACTGGGCCCGAGATGGCCGTCCGCACGCTCCACAGCCTGGGTCGATGGCTGATCGCGGTGGCGGAGGTATTGGACAGCGCCATCGTCTCGTGGCGCGATACCGTCCGCCAACGCCGACTGTTGCTGACCCGGTCGGAGGTCGACCGGGAACTCCGGAAGGGACCGGGTATCCGGAAATCGATGGAGGCCTGGAAGCCATGACCAAACTCGACAAGACCGTGACCCGCGAAACGCGGCAACTCTACTGTGGCCGGCCGCTGGTGGTGGCGCTGGAGCCCGCTGGCTACGTCCAGATCCGGCCCAAAGGCGCCCGCAACGAAGTCTACCGGCTGTCGTTCACGCAGGTGATATTCGAGGCCGCCCGACGGACGGCCGACCACGAGCGGGCCGAACGGGCCCGGGAAAGGAGGCGCACGGCGCGATAACTGACTCTGGTTTGGAATCGAGCCCTGCGGTCGGCGACGGCCGCAGGGTTTTTTATGTTTGGGGCAGGGAACGCGTAGGTGAGGCCGGGAGGCCCTGGGTGACACCTGGATAGCCCCCAATTGCACCACGGGGCTCCCAGCGGCGATTTCCTGGTAGAGTGGCTTCCGAAAAGCCGCCTTTCTGATTCTCCCACCTGGCCCGGCACCCCACCGGGCCCTTTTTCGCACCAATGTCCCGTTACGCAAGAGTAGGCCTGGTGGCGATTACCTCTATGTGATTGATTCCAAGCTCGGGGTGAAGGGTGAATGTCCCGATCTAAACAGTTCGGGACATTGAGGGCGATATGGGTTGGTCTCGAGGGCAGGCCGTCAAGTACCTGACAGAAGAGGAGTTACAGGGCCTCTTCGCTGCGATCAAAGATCCGCGCGACCGGGCCATGTTTATGCTCGGGTTCTGGCGAGGGCTCCGGGCGAGCGAGATCGGGTTGCTGCGGCTCGATAACTGGCGCCCCAAGACCGGGCGGATCTTCGTCCGGAGGCTGAAGGGCAGCATCAGCCAGGATTACCGGGTGACCCCGGAGGAGGAGCGGGCACTCCGCGCCTGGCTGCGCGTGCGCGGTAAGGTCCCGGGTCCGCTCTTCTCCGGCTACCGCTCGCGCGGCCTTGGCCGCCGGCAACTCGACCGGCTCATGAAGCAGTACGGCGCCGCGGCGGGAATCCCCGAGGAGAAACGGCACTGGCACATCCTGAAGCACTCGTGCGGAACATTCCTTCGCGATCACGGCGAAGCGATCGAAATGGTGCAGGATCACTTGGGGCACGCCGCGATCACATCGACGATGGTATACGCACACGCGACTCCGCGCCAGCGCGACGAGCTGGCCGAGCGGCTCTCAGATCTGCGGGTGGCGTAATGTGAAGTACTGTGTGCGTTGCGGCTGGGCATTATACCCGGATATGACGTACTGGGTCGAAATTGAGACAAGAAGTGATTTTGTTTTGGGAACGGTGGGGCCATTGTGCCTGATCTGCTGGCAGAAAGTGGCGGACCGTATGGTGGATCAGTGCCGACCTGCTACGCATGCGCACGCGGATCTGCCGGTTCATCTGCTGTAGCAGGCGCGCCCCCCGCCGCACAAAACCGCACACCTGACTTCCCGCGCCAGGGCCCCGCCATCGCCGCGGCCACCAAACTGAACAGCGAGCGCCGTGTCATGAGCTCAGTGTACCCGGTGTTCGCCCGTAAAAGAAGCGATTTGGGAGGTGGGTAGGTGGGTCGGTTGCCGACTCACCTACTTACTGCTTCTCTTCTTATTCTTCCGTAATAAGGATAGGGGGGCCGACAGCGGAACAGCCGGAACAGGTAATTTCGCCATTTCTTCGCCTTGGATGGCGGCACGCCTGTTCCGTTGTCGTCGTCGGAACAGCGGTGCCGGTGTTTGCGGCATAAGTGGGCCCTTCAAAAAAATAACTTGACACCACCTACCTGGCACGCATAGAATCATTGCGATGGCGCGGCGACCGAAACGAGTATTGGTGGACATGGTAGCCGCGGGCCGCGAAGGTGGGTTTGCTAGAGCGGCCAAACTCACACCCAAACAACGGACCGAGCAGAGCCGGCAGGCTGCGTGCGCACGCTGGAAAGCCTGGCGGAAGGCCAGACGGCAGGAGGCGGCCGCGGCGTGACAGACTACCCGTTATCGGAAGTTGGAGGCCGCTGGTAGATGGCCGCCGCAGCTCCGATGCCTCCAGGTCGAGCCCGCGCGGCTGGAGCGTCGGTGGGCTACGGTCAGTTTCCAAATTCGTACTTCAGCCACCTGTTTTATCGCGTGCCGCTTTTCTCTTGGGCGATCGTGGGCCAGATCCTCTACCGGACCCGCTGGGGCGAGGGTGTTGTAAGCCTACAACAACAGGCTGAATGGTTTCGCCCCGATCAGAAAAAATGGGCGGAGCAACTCGGCATCACTGATCGGGGACTCCGCAACGCCGTCCGGGAGGCGGGCGCGTGCATCGAGGAGCGGCAGGTGGGCCGCTATGTCGAGTATCGGTGCGTCGTTGAACAGTTCATACGCATGCCGGTTCGCGAATCGAGCCGCTCGGGAAATCCCGCGCCGGAGAGGAAAACACCGGGGCAAGGCGCGTCAGTTCCCTGCTCCGCTGATCTGCTCGCCATCTGCCCACTACCAGAATTAGCCCACCTCGAAGCATCGGAGTTGAAAACAAAAGGGAAAACCCCACAACAGCGGAACAGCCGTTCCGCTGTCGAGAGTGCCCGAGGGAAAGCACACCGGAACAGCCGTTCCGCTGTCGAGAGTGCCCGAGGGAAAGCACACCGGAACAGCCGTTCCGCTGTTCGCCCCGGAATCCGCGGCATCGTCGAGCAGTTTACGGCCCGGTTTGGGGTCGGCCCAGGTGACGATGTCCTGATCGAGATCCAGCGCGCCTTGGGTGACGCTTCCGAGGAGCAGTTCGCGGCGGCGGTCGCGGCCAAGGCAGTTAAGGTTCGTTCATATAAATTTCTGGCGCTGATCGCGCATGAGTGTGCCCAGACCGCCGGGGCTTGGCAGCGGCAGCACGGGCCGGTGGAGCCTCGATTGGAGCGACGGGTAGATCCGGCGGTGTGCCCCGGCGTGGGCTCCCGTAGCTGCGGGAAGCCTAAGGCGGCTGACGCGACGATCTGCGATAAGTGCGTCGAGTACAACCGGCACCAGTACGCGAAAGCGGGGTTATATCAGGGGCGCGCACCATGACCCAGACCGATCTCGACGCCTATGACCGTGGCTTCCTCGCCGGCGCGAACCTCCGCGTCGAGGAACTCCGCGCCGCGGAAGCCACGCTGGCGGGCCGGCGGCGCTGGAGCTGTGGGCTGCGCCTGGCCCTGACGGGGGCGTTGCTCTGGGCGAGTGTAACCTCGCTGGCCGCAGTATGGCTGGCCGTGAGGTAGCAAGGAGGATGTGGTGAAACAGGCGGCGAAACGGGCGCGCGTGGCGCCGGATGTGAAGTTTCCCGATCCGTGTCAGGCGCTGGAGGTCTGGGGGCGCGTGTGCGGCGATGTGAAAGTGCTCCAGGAGCAGGCCAGGTATGCGCCCGACGCAGACATGCACGGGCGGCTGCGAGTGATGCAGGAAACGATTGAGCGGATGCGTGGGAACCTGCGCGTGCTTCTGGGGGAGCCATGACCATCCAGGGCGAGTGTGTGCGCATCACCGGCCGCCCCGACGTCGACTGCGTGACCATCACCATCGGCGAGACCTGCGAGATCACGCTGCCGGCGCATGAGGCGAGACTATTCGCGCTGTTGCTGCGCAAGGTGGCCGTTACCGTGCATCGAGAGCATTTGGGCGCGGGTATGACCGCGTTGCCGGTGGCGCCGGCGGAGAGGGTGATGTGAGTTGGTACTGCTTCCACTGCCACGCGGCGATCGCCTTCATTGAGCGGGAGGGAGAGATCAGCCCGACGATGTTCTCTAAGAAACTCCACGTCATCGGCGGTGCGCCGTTGTATTGTTGCCTACGCTGTGGCGCGGTGCAGATGCCTTCGGATACACTGCGCGAGCAGATGCGCGAATGGCTACAGAAACAGCAGGCCGCGGTGAATGGCGCTGTGCTTGTGAGCAAGGATGTGGCGGTGCCCTGATGCCCCTGCGCCCTGAGTCGACCGAGGAGGAACGGCAGGCGACGGTCCTGGCGCTTGCTTGCCTGGCTCTCAACCGGCCGGGCTGGGACTATTTCCTCCGCGCTATCGCCCGGAAACTAGATCCAGGCGTGGCGATGTACGAAGGTTTCAAGCAAGCCAATGAGGATCGCGCGATGCAGTTTTCGGACGGAGGACCCCGTGCCCCTGCGCCCTGATCTCCGCAACCTTCGCGACGCCAACGGCGACCTGGTCTACCGCGGCCGGGCGTGGAAGGCGCGGCGGGAGCGGCTGCTGGAGCGCTGCGGGAACAAGTGCGAGCGGTGCCGGAAGCCGAACCAGAAATGGGTCTGGGTCTGCACATCCCGGCACGGTGACTGTGGGCAGTATTGGACGGAATTTCTCTGCGCGCAGCGTTGGTTTTATTGCCTGTTCGCCGGCGGCGGGAACTTCTGGCTGTCTCCGTACCAGATAATGGAGGGCAAAAACACAGGGGCCCTTCGCCGGATTTGGGTGATTCTCACCATGGCCCACCTCACGCACGACCCGCTCGACAACGACGACGCGGACCTCGCGATGCTCTGCCAGTGGTGCCACCTGAACTACGACAAGGTGCACCACCGGGACACGCGCTGCGAGCGCAAGGACCGAGCGCGGCCGCTGCTGAGGGGGGTGGCATGATGCCGGGCGTCAACCCCATCGATCCGCTCATCACCCGCGCCCTCAAGCGCGCCATCGCGCTGGACGAGGCCGCACTGATCGGCGGCACAAGCTGCCGCGAACTGCTTAAGGGAGAGACGCCGAACGACATACGCAAGGAGATCGAAGAACTACGCCGCCTGCTCGAGCGCATCCAGCCGCGGCGGCGAGGACGGGCGGGATGAAAAACCCAGTCCCCAAACGTGTAGCGAGGATCGAGATTAAAGGAGGATTTGATGGACCTTACCCGAGCAACTGAATTGACGCCGGAAGTCGAGGCCGCGATCAAAGAGGCCTTCGAGTACCAGAGGTGGAACAACGATCAGCAGATACGGGGGACATTGATCCGAAAAACGCTGGGCGATGCCGTGAAAGTCATCGTCCAGAATGTTCCCCCCGGCCCGGACCGCACGGTCGGCATCCGCAAGATCCTCGAGGCGCGCATGGACTGCAACTCCGCCATCACGCACGGGGGCAAGTATTGATGCAGCGTAGCATCCTCGAGCCCCTGGTCCGCAAGATGCTCGACGAGGAGGTGGCCGGCTACGAGAACTACCCCTGGAAACAGGAGGGCGCTTCGCGCGTGGCCCGGCGGATCGTCGAGGCTATCGAGCAAGCGGTGGACCAGGCTGAGAGTGTGGGGGAGCCGAGTGGTGAGTAGACCCTTGCCGGCGAACCTGGACCCCGACCCCGACACTTATCTGCCCGACAAGCGGGCGGCGCGTGAGGTGCCGCCACTCTACCTCAGCCCGGCCGAGCGCCAGCGGTGGCGAACGGGTGGCGCCGAGCAAACCTCGGCGCGCAATTATACTTGCGTGCGAATGCCGTTGCCCACACCCGACGCCCGCCGGGGTAGGAACCCTCAGAGGTATGTCGTGGCCTGGCGCGACCAGTGGGGCGACTCGGGCCAGAGTCCGTACATGACGCGCCAGCAGGCGGAGACGCTTGGTCGCTGGTTCGAGCGCCCGGGATGCTGGGCGGCGCTTATCGACCGCAAGGACTGCCGCATTTTGAAGGAGTATGGCACGCGGTTCGCGGACCTATTGGCCGCCAGGGAGCGTCAGGCGGCGTTGCAGGTGGTTGGGGCCCATCGCAAGTCGCCGGAGCGGGAGAGGCAACTCGAGTTGCCGCTGGTGATGGCGGCGGGAGGGAGCGGGTGAATAAGAACGTGAATGAGGCGAGGGCGATGGGCGGCGACCACGACAACCCCTTCGCCGCGCCTGCCACCGTGGGCTGGCGGCGATGCGGAGCAACCGCTATCTGCTGCACGAATTCGCCATGGCCACCAACGGTCGCGCGAGGGGGGCGGGGGCGTGAGTATACCTCTCTGCATTGATCTGTACTGCGGCCTCGGAGGCTGGGCTCATGGGTTTCTCGCGGAGGGCTACTGGGTTGTGGGCTTCGACATTGAGCGGCGTCCCTATCCCGGTTTGCTCGTGCTTCAGGACGTACTCACGCTGCACGGGTCGCAGTTCCGGGACGCTGCGGTGATCGTGGCCAGCCCGCCATGCCAGAACTACTCCTACATGGCGATGCCGTGGCAGCGGGCAAAAGCGATAGCGGCGGAGATCCGGGTCGACGGCACGGGCGCGAAACTGCGCAACCTGAACGCCCTCTTCGACGCCTGCTTCCGCATCCAACGGGAAGCCAGTGCAGCGGCGGGACATCACATCCCGATGGTGGTCGAGAACGTCAAAGGGGCACAGCCGTGGGTCGGGCGGGCCGCTTGGCATTATGGCAGCTACTACCTGTGGGGCGATGTGCCGGCGTTGATGCCGGTTGTCATGCGGGCTCAGAAATTCAACCCAGACGGGACAGGCCACCCGCAGGGGTCGTGGTTTAAGGTGGCTGATTCCGTCAACCGCAGATCTGGGCGGAAAGTGCCCATGAACGTTCACGAGCACGAGAAGACCGGCAAGCCGGGGAGGTCGTTCCAATCGGTTGCTGTCGATCACACGAAAAACAACGGTGGCTCGTGGTTCGCCGTCGGCTCGCCGGGACAGAAGGAACTGGGGCACAACCCAGTGCATGACGGCCTGAAGAACGGCAACGACTGGTTCGGCTCAGGCGAGAACTGCTCTCTTCAGCACTCCCGCAAGGCCGCCTCCGCGCTCATCGCCAAGATACCGTTCCCGCTGGCGCAGCATATTGCCAGAATCTGTCACCCGGGCCAAAAGGAAAAAAGGGCCGGTCGGGAAGAAACCGTTGGTTTTGTCCCCGCCAGTTGCAGCCGCTAACGATCTCAGTGGGAGAATCGCGCCGCCCTCGGCGGCGGGAAAGGAGAGCATATGGCTGACCAACAGGGCCAGATCGTACGAGTTCATGGTCCTTATGAAGACGCGATTATCGCCGCGTGTAGTCTGGCCGAGAAGATCGTCGATGGTCAAGACGCCGACACGCGCAAGCACATATGGACTCGGCATCTGGAGCTAACCGGGCCCTTGCACGATCTGGCGATGACGGCCATGACCAACTTCGAGAAGTTCTTTCTACCGAAATGAACGGGTTTGTCCCGCGAGTGGAACCCCGGACGCGGCCGGTTTCCATGCAGCCGGTCGCGCCCTGGAGTTCCGATGGGAGAATCGCGCCGCCCGATGCGGTGGGAAAGGAGAAGGAGGCGGATGGCAGCAACAAAGACCAAAGCGAAGACGAAGCTCAAGACACGAACCGCCGCGGCAGGGGCGGCTCAGCAGGTCGCTGAGACACCCAAGCCGGCCAGGCGGAAACGATAATCTGGCAACCGCGCGGCGCCGACGATCTCGGGGGAGGTGGCGGTGCCGCGCGCTCTAACGGGAGGATGGCATGTTCGACTGGCTGATCGCGGCGGCGATCGCGGTCGTGGTCCTGGTAGTCTTCACCCTCCTCGTGAATGACTACCAAGGCCGCAAGCGAGGCCAGGAGGAGCGGAAAGCTCTGAAGCGCGCGGTGCATCGTCTCCAGAAGGAGGGCGATAAACGGCCATGAGACGAACGAAAGTAGTGGCAATCTCAGTGGTCTTGCTGTTGCTGTGTTTCCTGGCAGGCGCGGTCGTATATCTCGCCGCGCAGTCTGGCTTCGGACAGGCGTACGTGTGGGTCTGGACCGGGTCCACCTGGCGGCATAGACCACTCACCGGCAGTGCGGTAACGATCACCCCGACCGGCGTGGAGATCAACGCCGCGCCAAGCAAGGAATACCGCTTCAACGCCGGGTTCTGGACTGTGCAGATCGCCGGCACAAACCAGGTCGAGGTCAACCTGGATTCGACCTACGTCCTCTATCGCGTCATTCCCCCGGCCCTGCCCGGACCATGCTCCATCGGGGGCGCGGCCTTGGGGCAGGGCCTCCTGGCGGTCGGCGCGGATGGCTACGCCTATTTCTGCATCCCGGCGGCTTCGGAAACGGGTGCCCAGAGCACGTACATATGGGCGCGGACACCATTGGAAACAACGTGGTGATCGCGGACTACGACAGGTAGCCCTGGCGGTCTCGTTCAGACGGGCTGAGGAGCACGATCAGCCCGACGATCAGGAGGCCTAGCCCCAACCACCGCAGGACCTGTCCGATACCGGACGCCTCGCTCCGCGCGGCCCGCAGGTCCTCGCGCATGTGGCAGTCCTGCCGGGCACAGACCAGCGCCAGCTTCGCTGTAGATGCTGGTAGGACTCCTATACTCCCATCCATACCTCCATTCTGAGGCGTAAGTCTCTCAGGATCAATAGGTTCAAGCCAATCAGGCCTTGCATTGCGATAGACTGAGTTCACTGGCGATATAGGGCAGGGGGAACTCTCTGGCCGGACGATCGCCAGCCGGGAAGAAGGCGCGCGGAAAGGGCCGTAGGCTTGCACCTCCGACCTTAGCGCCCCGCCGCCGTCCTCCCGTCAAGCCGGCCAGAAAACCCCCTTCGCGCCGGATCAACACCGGCGCGTCCCGGCGTCCCGCGCCTCCAAGCCCGCCCAAAACGGGCGCCTCCCTCCGCCGCGAGGCGCGCCGCCAGCGCGCCGCAGGAGGGATACTGTCGGGAACGACAGTATCCAGCCTGGCCCGCCAGGAAGGCCTGAGCCGCTCCCACCTCAGCCGTGAAATCAACTCGCCCGAGACGCGCCTGCTTATGGCCGACCTGCTGGCCAGGCATCGTGAGCGGATCGAAAAGCTCGTTGGTAAGGGTCTAACCCGTATCGGACAAGCCCTCGATGCCCATGCCGCCGAGATCGTAGTAGCGTCCCAAGAACAAACCAAAACCAAGAGCGGCACCAAACAGACGCGCGAATACAAATCCGTGCGCGCCGGCGTGGACCACTACGCTCGCATGACAGGTGTGAAGCGGCTGCTGGAAACCATCGAGGCCGCCCGCTCCCAGGATGATCGGCCGCAGGGCCAGACCATCACCTTCGAGATGTTTCTGACGCTACTCAAGCAGGCGTCCTGATGGACATCGTCGCGCGCAACCGGCTGATCGAAGAGAATATCGAGGGCGTGCGCGCCATCGCTGCGCGTTTGGCGCGCCGCCTGCCCCCATCGTTCGACCGCGAGGACCTAGTGCAGCAGGGTTGCCTCGGGCTCATCGACGCCGCCAACTGCTACGACGGCAGGCCCGGCGTGACGTTCTTCGCGTTCGCCCGCCGGCGCGCGAAGGGCTCCATGCTCGATTACATCCGCCGCCGGCACTGGAAGAATGCGACCCTCGGAGGCCTTGAATTGCTGCAACACGAAGCCGCGCCAGATCATACTGAGGACCGCGTCCAGCGGGTCCAGGAGGCTGCCGAGGTCAACCGCGCGCTGCGCCGACTGCCCGACCGGGAACTGGTGATCATCCAGGGCTTCTATGGCCACGGGCAGACCAACCAGGACATCGGCCCGGGGCTGAGCATCAAAGGGAGCCGGGTGGGCCAGATCCATCGCCAGGCGCTCGAGCGTCTGCGTCGGAATCTCGGCGGCCTACGCAGAGTGGCATGAGGAACGCCGACAGGCTGCGCCTGCACGAGTTACACCAGGGCTGGCAGGATCACGCCGCCTGGTGCGCGCAGTGCCTCACGATTCCGGAACGCAGTGGGCGCGTGGTGCAGTTGGAGCCTTGGCCGGCGCACCGGCGCCTGGCCCACGCCATCAAGAAGCAGCGCGCGCGCGGGCGGCCTGCGCGGATCGTGTATCTGAAACCCCGCCGGGTTAGCGTGAGTGTGGGCTGCTGCGCCGAGCTTTTTCAATCGGTGCCGTTCCTGACCGGCCAGCACGGCTTCATTGTCAGTTACCAGAAGGATTCGGCCGAGGAGATTTTCAGCTACATCACCCACTTTCAGAACTCGTACCAGCCATATAGGGGACTGATCGGCCTTCCGCGGCTCAAGCGCAAGCCTAAGGACGCCGACCAGACCTCGGAAAACCGCCGGCGGATCGACTGGGACAATGGCTCCTACATCCGCGTCGCCACCGCCAAGAACGTCAAGACCGGCCGGTCGTTCGACGTTCGGCACGTCTTGCTCGACGAGTTCGCGTTCTACGACAACGCCGCCAAGCTCATGACCTCGATTCTCCCGTCCGTTCCGGACGACGCGGGGACTACCGTCATTGTCGCCTCGACCGCCAACGGAGTCGGCGGCCCGTTCTGGGACCTGTGCCAGAAGGCGCAGGACGCCGCCCAGCCGAGCGACTGGGTCTTTCTGTTCTTTGGATGGTGGGAGCACCCGGGGTATTCCAGAGTGTTGGATGTGCCGGCCGCGGAGTTCCAAGGCACACTCAGTCGCAATCATCCCCTCTATGGCGACGAGTTCGCCGAGCGGCAGAACTACAATCTCACTCTCGAGCAACTTAATTGGCGGCGCTGGACCATCGCCGATACCTGCGAGTGGTCGCTCGACCGCTTCCGGCAGGAGTATCCCGGCAACGCCGAGGAAGCCTTCCAGGCCAGCGGCCGGCCGCGCTTCAGCCACCGCTTGCTAAACCGTATGCCGGTGATCCGCGAGGCCGTGACCGGCGAACTCGAGATCGAACACGTCGGGGTACGGCGGCGCGTGGTATTCCGCGCGGGCGAGGAGGGCTGCGGCAGTATGGTGATGTACCGGCGACCGGATCCCGAGGGCGAGTACGTGATCGGAGCCGACCCCTCCGAGGGCAAGGATGTGAAATCCGGCGAGCCTGGCAACCAGGACCCGGACTACTCCGTCGCCGCGGTGTTCGACGCGCGCACCGGCGAGCAGGTCGCCAAGATTCGCGCCAGGATACAACCCGCCGTGTTTGGCGAGACCCTGTACGCCCTCGGCTGGTTCTACAACTGGGCCTACGTCGTGCCGGAAGCCAAGGGCGCGGGTCTCGGCACCATCGAGAAGCTCCTGGAAATGCAATACCCGCTCGACAGACTCTACAAACGCCAGCCGGAGGCGGATGTGGCGGGTTCAACGCAGTTGCAGTTCTATGGGTACGAGACCACCAACGTCAACCGGCCGCAACTGGTGAGCGCGCTGGACAACGCGCTGACCGACGGCTCGATCATCCTGCGCGGTCCGAACACAGTCCAGGAGTGCCGGACTTTCGTGATCAAGTCGAGCGGCAAGGCCGAACATGCCGAGGGGTGCCACGACGATGAGGTTATCGCCGTCGCCCTCGCGGTAATCGGCCTCCGGAGCATGCCGCGGCGCAAGCCGAAATTGCCTGCCGAAGCCCGTGGTGGTGTAACGAAGTGGGGCCGGCGGCGATTGGTGGATGAGGATTGAGTGGGCACATCCGTCAACCGTGGCGTCGCCGTCGCCAACGCCTCACCCAGTTGCGTGTACTGCCACGGGGAGGGCGCGCGGCGCCGCCTCGGGACCTGCCGGTGTGTGTTGCGGGAGGTCTTCCGGATATGTTTGGAGCAGTACCGCTACTCGGTGGAAAATGGCCTCGCGCTGAACCGCTGCTGTGTCACTGAGATCAGCCGCGGTGGCAAGATTCTGACCGGTTTGCCGCACGCCGAATACGTGGCGGACTTCGAGCTGGCGGTCTATCGGGCCCTGAGTCCGGCGAGGCGGAAGTTGTTCGATCTGCGTTTCGCCCAAGGCCGGACTTACAGGGATTGTCTGGGGGATCTGGGCCTGAGGAGAGGCGAGTTCTTCCACCAGACCTACACGGTGATGGAGTTGGTCGGCACCGAATGCCTGAAGGGCCTGTATCCTCTCGACGAGTATTTCGGCGCGCGCCGGGTGGTGATGGGGCAACTCAATGATTCGGCTCCTTCAACTCTTCAGAGCCACAGATGCCACCGGCCAGCCTTCATGCCGGCAGCCTGATATGAAACTGAAACTCCCCAGAAATTACCGCGACGTCGTCGACGAATTGGGCGCCGTGCAGGATAAGTTGGGCGACCTCGCTCTCATGGTTAAAGCCCTGGTCGAACGCGAGAAGGAACTTCGCAGCCAGGTGCTGAGCTGGTGCGAGAAACTCCCCGCCGACGAAGACACGGGCCTGGAAGGATCGCGGTATGCGCTGGCGATCAGCCCGCGGCGAACCGAGCGCACAATTACCTCGATGGCTAGGCTCCTGAAGCGACTGGGGCTGCGCCTCTTTCTGAAGGGTTGCAGCATCCCGCTCAAGTACATCGACGAGCACCTCGCGGCGCTCGATCAGAAGGGCCTCATCAGCGAGGCCCGGACCGGAGCCCGCGTCATCACCACGTTGCCGAGAATGGCGGCAGCGAAAAGGGCCGCGTAGATGCAACTCGCCCTCCCAGCCAACGAACTGAAGCGGCTCAGCGGCCGCATCGAAGAGGACTACAACCTCGCCCTAATCGACCACCAGACCCGCGTCGAGCGCTTTCGCGGCTATTACCAGCGCTGGCGCAACCGCGTGAATCCACCGCCCGCCGGCGAAGAGGACAAGCCCAATTTCTCGGTTCCGTTGATTCAGTGGAACGTGGCAAGTAAGTGGGCCGACGACTTAGGTAAACTGCTCGGGCCAGACGCCGAGATCGCCGCCAAGCCCACCGGGCCCGCGGATCAGAGACTCACGCACAAGATCGGCCGGTGGATGACCTGGCGCGTGTTCCAAGCCATGCGCCTGGTCAATCCCTTCGCCGTCTTCACCTTCCGCGAGACGCTGTTCGGCCGGGCGCACGCCTACTCTCCCTGGGTGCGCGACAGTTACCCTATCCTCGACCCGGAGACGGGCGGCGTGGTCGAGCGCATGGCCTACGAAGGGCCAGGATTTTTTCCCCAGTGGCCCGACGACATAATTGTGCCGGCCGAGGACGCGGAAACGATTCACGACTTCAGTTTCGTGATCCGGCGCTACCGGGTGCGGCCCGACGATTTGCTGCGGGGGGAGGCTCAGGGTCTCTACCAGGGGATAGAGCAGGACTTCGACAGGATCTACCACGCGGCCGAGTTGGGCCAGAAGCGCGAGGCGCGGGGCGAGGAGATCAAGGCCGAAAAGGACCTTTCGGAAGGCGTCGAGTACCAGGGCGCCCAATCCGGCCGCGGCGAACTCCAGGTCCTGGAATGGTACGGGGGCTGGCGCAGGCTGCGCCGGCCGAAGAAGGACGCCCGCGAAGACAACCTGCAGGAGCGGCAGCGCTTCGAGTCGGAGTTGGTACTGTGCGTACTCCCGGAACTCAACTACCGCGTGGTGGGGGTCCAGGACCTGCTCGATCTCTACCCGACGAAGCGCCGGCGGCGCCCCTTCGTCGAGGCCTCGCTGATGAAGGACGGTTCCTACTGGTCGCCTGGGTTCGGAGAGATCCTGGAGTCCATCGAGGACGAAACCACGGTGAATCATCGCCTGTTCACCGAGGCGGGGCAACTCGCCGTCGGACCGTTGGTCCTCTACAAACCTAGCGCCGGCTTCAACCCGGACGCTTTCACCTACGCCCCGCAGACCGCCATCGCCACCGAAGACCCGAGCGGCGTGAATGTGGTTCGGATGCAGGCCGATCTCCAGTACCCTATCGTCAAGGAGCAGGGTCTGGTCAGTTACGCCGAGCGCGTCACGGGCCGTACCGACTTCGCCATGGGCCGGTCGAGCGACCGCCCGAACGCGCCCAAGACGGCCAGGGCGACGCTCGCGCTGCTGGAGCAAGGCAACATTCGAGCCAATCTGGACGCTCTGGTACTGCGCGAGGACATGGCACAGATTCTCGGCCATTTCTGGGAGCTCGAGCAGCAGTTCCCCATCACCCAGCGCACTTTCTTCCGTGTCACCGAGGAGGAAGCCGGCGGACTGTTCGACATCTCCAAGGGCGGCGCCTACATGGAGCCCGACGAGATGGGCGGCCGCTACGACTTCGATCTGAAGTTTGCCAGCTCGGTGTGGGGCCGGGAGGCCGAGCGGGAGCGGAGTTTACAGCTTTATGGCCTGGACCTACAAAATCCCCTGATAGGCCAGAATCCCCGGGCGCTCTGGATGATTACCCAGCGCATCCACAAGGCCATGGGCGACGACAATTTCGCCGACCTGGTGCCGGAGCCGCCCGATCTGGGACGTCCGCGATCGCCGCGCGAGGAGTGGACGCTGGCTCTCCAGGGCGAGGAGATCATGGTGCATCCCGACGATCACGACGAGCTCCACGTCCGCCAGCACATCGGCCAAGTCCAAGAAGAGACCGCCGCCGGCGCGCGGCCGGACGCCAGCGCGGCGCGGGCCATGCTCGAGCACATCCAGGCGCACCGGGCGCAGGAAGCCCAGAAGCGGCTGATGCAGGCCCTCGCAAATCAGCTCGTGAACACCATGGCCTCGAACGCCGCGACCGGCCAGGGGTTGCAGATCGGCGGCACGCCCATGAACCTGCAACGTCTGCAGGGCCTGATCTCGGAGTTGACCGGACAAGGCAACGGGGGTCAGCCGGGAGCGCCGGGCGCGCCGCCCACTGGCGCCGACCAAGAGAATTTGCCGCCCGTAGCGGCCTAAAGGAGTCGAGATGCGAATCTTACAACGCGCCGCGCTGGGGATAAGCCCTTGATGCGGGAGCACCCAGTCGAGATGTCCCAGACAGCGGCCGGCGCGTCCAGGCTCACTTTGCGCGACCTTCCGAAGCTGCACTCGACCGGCCGCATGAAGCAGGCCCCACCTGCGCCGCGCGCCTCGGTACGATTTCGTGGCCCACGCCGGACCTTGCTCGACGAGGTCCGGGCGTTGCCTGAAGAGAAGTGGCGGCGCGAGGGGGTGGACTTGAAGCCGGATTTCGTCCGCTTCGTCGAGGATCGCTGGGACGAAGAGCACGCCAGACCGAGATTCCGCTGGGGAACCTGGATCGAGGCCTGGGCGGATTTCATGAGGGAGCGTAAAAATGCCTTGGAAACCATCGGACGCGCGCCGTAAGACCAAGCAGGCCTCGACACCCAAGAAGCAATCACTCTGGGCGGAGGTGGCCAACCGCCTGCTCGGCCACGGCGCCAGCGAAGGGAGCGCCATCCGCCAGGCCAACGCCGTGGTGGGCGGGACGGCGAAGCGGCGCAAATGATGAAGCAGAAACCCGATTCTGGCGATCTCGAGGAACTCCAGGACGCCATCCGCTCGCGGGGCTATGGCCAAATCCGCGAACATATCGGTCGGGTGATCGAAGCCAGCATGCGCGAATTGGTAAAGCGCTCGGATGCTCACAGGACCGCGCAGTTGCGGGGGCAGATCGAGGGACTTCAGACGGCGCTTGATATACCGGCGGAGTTGCTCCGGCAGATCAAAGCGGAGATCGCGCGACTGAAGCCGAACCCATGAACCTGGTCCTCGCCGTTCGCTGCCATTACTGCTCCCATCCCCGGCATCCCATGGAGGTCCTCCGGCTGACCGGCGGCCCGATCATGTGCTGGCAGTGCTTCCAATGGCACCAGCAGGCGATGCGGATGTTGGCCGGCCAGCCGCCGCGCGGCTGCCAGGAGTGCGGGGTGACCTTCCGCGGATTGGAGCAACGCGTCGCGGGTGGCGATGTACGGATGTACTTGCACGCCAAGGACGGGATCTATCAGGTCCTGTGCCGGGCCTGCTCAGACAATTACGTGCCGAAGCGCGTTGACCTCTACGCAGGCACCGCTTTCGGACACGCCCGGAAGCTGACCGCATGAGACGGTCGCATCAAGGGAAAGCCAATCCATGAGCACGACTGTTGTAGAACCGAAAGCGGTTGTCGAGACCCTCCCACCGCCGCCGTTCGAGGGCGACGACGTAAAACCGCCCGCCAAGTCCGCCGAGAAACCCAAGGACAAGGACGACCCCGGCGAACTGCGCAGGCGGCTGGAGGCTTCCGAGCAGCGCATTCGGGAACTTTCCGACTCCGAGCGTTACTGGGCCGAGCAGGCCCGGGGGCGCGGCACGGTAACGGAGGAACCCGACGAAGATGAGCCGGCACCGGTCGACGAGGAGCCTGAAGAGACCCCCGACGAGTTTCTCGATCGGTTATCGAAGGAAGGCAAGGGCGCCATCGTCAAGGCGGTCGCCAAACTGGGTTACCTCCGCAAGGAGGATGTGGCGAAAGTAGCCGCCGAGGTAGCCCGCGGCATCGTCTCCAACGAGCGCGGCAAACTCACCGCGGACGCCAAGTTAGTCAGCCAGTACCCGGAGTTGCGCGACGAGAAATCCGAACTCTTCCAGACCACGGCGGGGATCTACCGGGAACTGATCGCGGACAATCCGGAGTTGAAGACATCCCCCGGCACGCTGTTCATGGCGGCGCGTGCCGCTAAGGCCGAACTGGCGGCGAAACCTAAGCCTGCCCGTGGCGGCAACGACGACGAACCCCGCGACTACCGCGAGGACCGCGAGGAGGACAGCCGCCGGCGCCGGATCGACGCCCAACAAGGCGACACCGGACGCGGCCGCTCGACGCCCTACGAGGGCGACGACGACCCGATTGGCCCGGCCCAGCGCGATGTCCTGGACCTGTTCGCCAAGGCAGGCGTGGACGAAAAGAGTTACCGCGACCAGCGAAGCAGGGATCGGAGGCGGCGCTAATGGCGGCCAAGACCAAGAAGATCATATCGCCCGGCGTCGGGCCATCCAAGGTGCACCGCGATCCGCAGGCGGCCGATCCCTACAAGCACCTGCGCGGCTTGCATATCGGCGGCGTGCCCATCGCCGACATTTCCGAGGACCTGGTGGCGCGGTTGAGTTACGACCACACCGACGAAGCGATCGCCGAGCGCAACGCCGGGAAGGCCGCAAGCGCGGCGCACGTGCGCGGCGCGGCGGGCGATCGCGCGGCTGTGACGGCGAGAGATTTCGACCTGTCGGTAGAAGAGCGGCGCGAGTTCCGCGAAAGCGGGATCGAGCCCTGGGAAGCGCCGGACCCCATGAAGGAACTGGCCGAGAAGCACGTTGGGCCAGGCATGGTGGCCAAGTTTCTCTCCCCCATGCAGATCGACAAGCGCGGCCTGCGGGGGTACGAAATTGTCAAGGATTCAGGCGGCCAGCCCATAGCGGTGGGCCGCATGATGCTCGGGCAGATGCCCGAGGCCAAGGCGCGGGCGCGCCGCGAACACTACCGGAAACTCGGTGACGCGCGCCTGGCTGCCATCAAGGAAGAAAACCAGGAGCGGCAGCGCGAATTAGTGGGCGACTGAGCCCCTTGAGCGCTGGCCGGCCGCACTCTCGAGCCGGCTGAAGTCTCCACTCAACGCGAGAGCGGCAAACTTGCGGCCGGGCTGTGCCCGGCCAGGAGTGGAGAACTATGGCCAACCGAGACAACCCGCACGGGCTCGCGCCCTTGATGCGGACCCTGAGCGGGGGCTGCCCGAGCGTCCGGGAGTACACCAAGGACGTCCTACAGGCTACCGCCATCTTCATCAACGACGTCGTCAACCGCGAGGCGGACGGCAACATCGCCCCCGGCGGGACCCCCAACACCACGACCTTTCAAGGGGTGGCGCTCAACTACGGGGCCCCCTACACACTCAGCACCCACCTGGTGATGGACTCCCCCAAGGCGCTCTACGAAGCCCAAGACAACGCCGACACCGACGGTTTCGCCGAAGCTGACATGGGGCTCGGGTGCGACCTGGAGTTCAACGCCGGCAGCGCGTTGAGCCAGATCAGCGGGCACGAGATCGACGAGTCCGCGGCGGCCCACACGACTGCCGACCTGGACGTCAAGCTGCTGCGGCTGCTCGAGGTTGGCGACAACGCCTACGGCGCTCACTGCCGCGTCGAGATCATTTTCAACCAGCACCGGCTGAATCCGGGTTTGGCGGGCGTATAGCGCCGGCCAGGAGCGAAAACAATGGCAAACCGAGACAACCCGCACGGGCTCGCGCCCTTGATGCGGACCCTGAGCGGGGGCTGCCCGAGCGTCCGGGAGTACACCAAGGACGCCAGCGAGGCCACCGCGCTTTTCATCAACGACGTCGTCTCACGCGAGGACGACGGCAACTTGGCGGACGGCGGCACGCCGGGGACCACGACCTATCAGGGCGTGAACCTGGTCTACGGCGCTCCGGCCACACTGACCAAACACCTGGTGATGGACTCGCCGGACGCGCTGTTTGAAGCCCAAGACAACGACGACACCGACGGCTTCGCCGAGGCCGACATGGGCCTCAACTGCAACCTGATCTTTGGCGCTGGTAGCGCGGTTACGCTCATCAGCGGCCACGAACTCGACGAGTCGGAAATCGCCACCACGAACTCGTACGACGTCCACCTGCTGCGCAAACTCGACGTTCCCGACAACGCGTACGGAGAGCATGTGCGCGTGGAAGTGGTTTTCAACAAACACCGGCTGAACCCCGGTATGGCGGGCGTCTAACGGCGCCGGGAAATTTGATCCGAGGAGGATAACAATGATCGTAAGAGGAGCATTCCGAGACTTCTTCCTGGAGTCGATGCTGCCGGCGCTGGAGCTGACCATCTGGAACCGCTACAAGCGGCGGCCGCAGCAGTGGTCGCGGCTGTTCGACCAGGACACCGTCAAGAACGGCGGGATCTACCAGACGTCGCAGTTGAGCGGCGTGGGGTTGTTCCGGACCATCAGCGAGGGCGCGGACGTCGACTTCGACACGCCCGTTCAAGGGTTCGACAAGACCTACAAGCCCACCCGCAAGGGCCTGGGCATCCAGGTCTCCCAGGACACCGTCGAAGACGACCAGCGGGCCCGCCTGGTGCCGAAAACCGCCCAGATGCTGGCCGACAGTTGCGCCGAATCGATCGAGATTCAGGTGGCCAGTGTAATCAACAACGGCTTCAGCGCTGGGGCCTATGCCGGTCCCGACGGGGAGGCGCTGTTCTCGGCGTCGCATCCGCTGGTGAAAGCCGGCGGCGTGCAGAACAACCTGCTCGGCGTGCCGGCGGATTTCGACAACGAGAGCCTGGCTCTCGCTTTGACCGACTACGAAACCATGGTCAACGCCGAAGGCAAGAAGATGCTCTTGCCGACGCCGCTGGTGGTGGGCGCGCCGGCCAACCGCTGGGCCTTCGCCGAGGTGATCGAGTCGAAGATGCGCTCGGACACCGCCAACAACGCCACTAACCCTCTGGCTTATGCCGAGGGTGGGATGCCGGACTGGTTCATCTACGCCTACCTGGCCGACCCGGACAGTTGGTTCTTGATCGCCCCTCCGGGCGACTCGGGGCTGCTGGTGGTGTGGCGGCGCAAGCCCTACACGCGGCACGGATTCGAGGATAAATCGGAGACCGGCTGGACGGCCATGCGCTACAAGATGGACGTCGGTTTCCACGACTTCTACGGCGCGTACGCAGTTGCGGGGGCCTAGAGGCCGCCCGCGTGTTTCGCGGGCCGGTTTGCCGGCCCGCGCATTTGCTGAGGCAGGCGGGCGCCAGTCGCCCGCCCCAAGAAATCAAGGAGAAATCGCATGAGTATAACGCAATTCGATGTAGTACAAGCCAACGCCTTCCTGGGGACCGACATCCAAGGCCAGGGCAAAAGTTATTACGTCAACCCGTACTACGGGACCGGCTCAAGCGGTCGCAGCCCGCGCACCGCGATCAAGACGCTGGCCGGAGCCCTGGCCAAATGCACCACCAATCGCAACGACACAGTTCACCTGCTGGCGGGGCACGCTGACCTCGACTACACGACGGACTTCCAGCCGGCCACGTTGGATTGGAACTTGAATCTGACACACCTGATCGGAATTCCCCGCGGCGTCAACATCTGTCCCCGGGCGCGCGTCGCGTTCCTGTCGAGCTACGACGCGGCCAGCAACCTGTTCACCGTTTCGGGCAACGCTTGCGTCTTCAGGAATCTTCTGTTCTTCGCCGGCGTGGCGGGCACCCTGCCCACCGGCTGTTTGAAGGTCAGCGGGGAGCGGAATCTCTTCGAAAACTGCCACATCGCCGGCATCGGCCACGACAACAACGACATCGCCAACGCCTACAGCTTGTACCTGAGCGGCAGCGAGAACGTCTTCCGCAACTGCGTCATCGGCCTCGACACGATCTCCCGCGGCACGGCGGACAACGCGGAGGTGGTCCTGGCGGGCGGGGCCCGCAATCAGTTCATCGATTGCCTGTTCGTGACCTTCGCCGGGGCGAACACGCACCAATTCGTCAAACGTGCTTTGTCGGGGAGCGACCGCTTCACGCTGTTCAAACGCTGCCATTTCACCAATTTCGATTGGACCGCCGGCGGCGGCGTCACGATGCTGGAAGTCATGGACGTGACCCCCTCGGGTTCTCCGGGCGGCTTCATCGACCTGATCGACTGCTCGTTCGCTGGGGCCGCGGCCTGGGAGGCCTCCTCGGGGGCGTCCGGGATCGTGCGCGCGAACACCTCCGCGGCGGCAGCGGCCAGCGCCACCAGCGGCGGGCGAGCCCTGGCCGTCACCGGGGCGTAGCGGTGTCTGAACCTGGCCGGGATGCTGCCGCCGCTCTCGTCACAGGCTCCTCCGGCGAGCGCGATTTATATCCGGCGAAACCTGGCAGAGAGGTAGGGAGTCGTGTCGGTCAGCGTTGAGGAAGTAGATATCGGACAGTACAACAGTGGTAGCACGCGGTCCTGGACCGTAGCCGCGGCACAGGTCGGCGACTACATCTTAGTTCTGATCGCGGACGAGGCCGGCGTCGGCGTGACCAGCGTTGCAGACAATAAAGGCAATAGTTACTCGCAGTTGCAGGGCTACGACGACGACTTAGGATGCTCTGCCCACTACTGCGTCGTTGGCACCACGGCCTCTACCGTTGTGACTGTTACGTATGTCGGGTCGACGATCAACTTTTATAGTTGCCTCCTGGTTCGCGGAGCTGCGGCGATCGACGACAGCGCCAAGGCTACGGGCTCAGCGGTAGACGACATCAAGGTCACGCTGACGACGACCCAGAGTGATGTGCTGTTGGCGGGCGTCTACGTGGGGGGTCGCGATCCCGCGGCGCAGAACGGGTTCACCACCTTGCACGACTCCGCGTACAACATCTTCTCCCTGGCGGAGTACGATTTGACGAACACCGCTGGCACTAACGACGTTGGCGTCACGTATGAGTTTCAGGCCGCCGCCCGGTTTGTGGGCGTGGCGATCCGTGGGCCGGCTGCGGGCGGCAAGCCTTGGTACGCCTACGCACAGCAGTAAGTGGAGGTAAGACATGGCTGATCTCTGGATCGATGTGGATACCGCCGTCATCGTGCCGGTGAACCTGCTGCCGCTGTTGGACGACACCGACTTCAAGAGCATCGAGACCGCCGTGCTATACAACGCCGCGGGCCTGGCGCTCACCTGGAATTTCGTTACTTGCGCGGGGGTGGTCACGGGCGTGGCGGTCACGCCCACTACTGGCGGCGTTTACGATTGGTCTGAACCCGTTGCCGACAAGGGCATGTACGCGATCGAGATCCCCGCAAGCGGCGGAGCCAGCGCCAACAACGACACCGAGGGGGTCGGGTGGTTCACGGGTGTGGCGACGGGTGTACTTCCCTGGCGCGGGCCGACCATCGGTTTCCGGCGCGCCGCGCTGAATGATTTGCTGATCGAGGGCGGCACAGCCTCCACCAACCTGGAGGATTTTCTCGATGGGACGGGGTACGCCGGAGGGACCGCCAAGCTCACGGTCGATGTTGCCAAAATCAGCGGGGATGCGAACGCGGCTGACAATCTTGAGACCGCTTGCGACGGCGGCAGTTACAACGTCGGAGGCGGCGCGGTGGTGGCGGCCAGCGTGACGGGAGTTGTGGGCTCGGTTACTGGTGCGGTGGGATCTGTCACTGGGGCTGTTGGCTCCGTGACCGGGGCGGTTGGCTCCGTCACGGGGGCAGTGGGCTCCGTGACCGGGAACGTGGGCGGTTCCGTGGCATCCGTGACGGCTGGGGTAACCCTGGCGGCATCGGCGGTACAGGCCATCTGGGACGCACTGACGTCGGTTCTCACGGCCGCAGGCAGTATCGGCAAGAAATTGGCCGACTGGGTGATCGGAACCACCCAGACGGGAGACTCTTATACGAGGCTCGGTGCTCCGGCCGGGGCCAGTGTCTCGGCGGACATTGCCGCGGTGAAGGCCGATACTGCGGCCATCGAGACCGACACCCAGGATCTTCAGACGAAGGTCGGCGCGGCCGGCGCGGGGCTGACGGCGCTGGGGGATGCGCGTATCGCAAACCTCAACGCTACAGTGAGCAGCCGGTCCAGCCATTCGGCGGCCGATGTGAAAACGGCTTTAGAAGCCGACGG